AATTGCCGCCTTGTGTCGCTGCCGAACACGTCAGCCGAACCATATCCGCGGTCGTGGCGTACCATACGACATGAAAAGCCCAGAGCATTAAAGCCCTGGGCACGCTGTAGCAAAGTGTTGCCGTCAAACAATAAACTTATACAACAGCCAAGAGTTCACGGCCAATTTTATGGATGCCGTCCACGATACGCTGCCGCTGCTGTGGGCGCGGCTGTTTCATACCATTGGCATAGTGTGACAGCAGATGCTGGTTAATGCCGGAGGCACGGCTGAGTGCAGCCAGTGAAACATAGGGCTCGTAGGCACGGAGTACGGTGGCCACATCGAGGAGGTTGTAAACAAACTCATAGTCACCGTCACGGAGCCATTGGGGTACATCATCACCATCCTGCACCATACCTTCAACGTGGAAGCGAAGGGTCTCAGGAACCTCACGAAGTAGTTCCTCATACGACTTGGCAGTAAGCACTACTGCACCAGGCACATTGTCACTAAGCTTTGCACCGAAGTTTTTGTCACACCATTGTACATCTACCTTAATTTTCTCCATATCCGTATTGTTTTTGATTGTTTATTCTTTTATTCAGCAGGGGTTGGTCATTTCCACCCTGCCTGCTTCCAGATGCTGTTCAGAAGGAACTGGCTCAACACTTCATTCATTGCGCCCCTTACTGTCACCTTCCCCGGCTTTGTTGGGTGCTTGAACTGGCGGTGGTCGCCTTTTGTTGTGACCAGAAACCATCCGTCCTTTTCCAACAGTTCGATGACCTCTCTTACTTTGTAGCGTTTCATTGTTGTATTGTTTTATTGTTTGACAATGCAAAGGTAATAAAAATAATACTTTCTACCAAGTATTTACCTTAGAAAAAGTATTCGTTTTAATACTTTTTAATAAAAAGCCACATGTTTGTGGCGGGAACAGGCAAGCACCTATACGTCACAAGACGTACATACAGGGTGGCACGGTGTCATCCGCTCCTGCTGCCAATACCTACGTGGAGCATAGTGGAGCATCAGATGACGGGTGTGCCTGGCTGAGACGTGGCGGTGGTGCCTTGGCACGTCATCGATGTGTGCGTGATGATATATCATGCTCTCTTCGATGCGAACCACCACATCTCAGCCAATAAGGCTCTCTCGGCATCTCATGCAGAACGGAGCGCAACAAAGGTACTGGTAGCAGGGGCGTGGTGGCATGGTGCGCGTCCTGTATGGGGAACGCCTTACAACTCTGGAGATGAGTCTTCACTCTCCAGTGTTGGAACCTTAAGGCGTTCAGGTGCGCAGGGGCGTGAGGGTGGGGAAGAAAAAATAGGCAAAGGGCAGATAAAGGGGAGGAATTTGACTACTCTCTATCTGCCCTTAGTCCTGGCGAGGAACATCGACAAGACAACTGTAGCGCCAGCTGCATGCATAGCATCTATGAAAGCAGCCGACGACTGTCCAGTCGTATAGATATCATCGATGACCAGGACTTTACGGCCACGGAAGTATTCTGCATCGATATGCACATAGTGCTTGATATTCGTAGCCAGTTCATAGTCACCAGTGATATGAGCCCGCTTGCGGCTACCGCTTACCTGTATGCGGTCGAAGCCGTCTATGGCTCCTGTCAACCGGCAGAGGATGTCAGAGAAACGTTTCCAGCGTCTGACATTAGAATATCGAGTGCTGGCAGGTATGCAGACAATGACCGTATCCGACAGATCCATTGCTGACAGTGCACGGGCGAAAAGCCTTGCAGCCCATCGTGTGTAAATGTTACGGCCATCCTTGAATCCAAGGATCATACGGTGCAGATCTTGCAACTCGAATGAAGCCTTACTCAGCTTCCGGTTCGGAACGTAGTCGAACAATGCGTACTTCAGCATGGCGATGCGGATAAAAAAAGGAGGCAGCCTAAGCCACCTCCTTGCGAAACAATGAACTTTCAATCATCTGAGCAGCCTTGCTCACGTCAGACAGTACGCTGACCAGGAACTTAGGCTCCTCTTTCAAGCTTTTCAGCCAGCTGGAGAGATACGCCGCATTGTTCTCGCGAACCCTCGTATTGAAACCGAGGCTGTGGCCTATAAGCGCTGCCGTGAGTTCTGCCACGAGTTCCTCCTTGGCATAGTCCTCTGAGCCGAAAGCACTGCCTCCAAGGCGGTTCAGGCGGTTCTTGCTGCCAGTGGAGTGAGCCATCTCATGCAGCATCGTGGAATAAAACTCCTGCCCGGCGAGGAAAACATCATCCTCGGAACCACCGAGGTTGAACTGTTGCTTCGTCGGCAGTGTGATGGAGTCGGTAGCGGGCGAGTAGAAAGCCCTGTCCTGCTCTTTGCAGGCGACGGGACATACCCATGTCTGCTCATCGATGACGGCATCCAGCTCCGGGTTATCGTACATACCGTCTGTGGAACGCAGCTCAGGAACGGCGAGCTTGGACTCAACGAGTTTCTTCAGCTTCTCAGGCTGCACCTCCGCGAGGTTCGTCTGATCCACGTTGAACACGTTGTAGTACTTCAGTACAGGGTGGACGTCGCAGGCTCGCTGGTCAGCATGTGACATTTGCCTGTAATCGTCCTCAGTGACATTCCGTCCGTTGGCATCCTTGATGTAGAGCTTCCAGAAAAGCACTGGAGCTGATTTCTCACCTTTCTTTACGGACGCTCCCAGCTCATTGGCCTTGTTGATCGTGACGAAGACCGGATACTGATAGCTCTTCGCCTCACAGAGCAGGTAAAGGAAGAATTCATTGAATCGGTTGTACTCGCGTCCGCCGAAGTTTACTGGACGCCCGTTTGCGGTGGTGCTGATCCATGTCTTTCGCCATCCGTTCTGGAGGCTGGTGATGGTCTCGATCATCATGTCGGCGAATTGTCCGACGATGCGGTCAGTACCGCTGACTGTTGTTGAACTGTTTCTTTTCATGACTGTACTTGTTTTGAAATTGTTTGTGACTTACGGATTTTAATCTCTTGAATGAGGCGGTCGAAAGCGTCTTGGGCGATGTCCCTGCCTGTCTGCTTCTTAAGGATGAAGGCGTACCTGAGTGCCGTGAGGGCATTTCTGCAGTACTTCTTTTTGTAACTGCGGGTGCTGACGACCCATACATTGTTCTCTGACCTGTTGGACTTCTCGGTCTTAACCAGGATGAATAACTTCTGTTCCATAATCTCATATATCTAATCGGGTTAACGTTAATCTACTTTATAGACCTCAATGTAGGTCACGTCGATCATGCAGCTCTGGGCGATGCTGTCTGCCTTGGTATGTGCATCTGCCTCAGATGATGCCTCTATCTCGTACTCCTGATAGTTTCCGTCCTCAGCGTTGATCACTACATTGTAGATATTGCTTGCTCTTTTGTTTCTGCGATAGCCGAACTGAGAGTTGATTGCCGATGTCTGAATAATTGTTGTCATAACTTTAATTTTTTTGAGATTTAACTTAGAAGCTCTGGGAGCTTTTGTAATTTTTACGTTGCTTCTCACAGGTAGGAAGTGGTAGTGCCTGGATGCAAGGAATTTCAAGCAAAATTCTGAAAAACCACATTTTCTTTAGCCACTACCTGGCGTTAAGAAGAAAATGCGGAAAGCGTGTCGGAATTTTGTGAAGAAATAGGGAGTACGCGACCGGTACTTGCAGGGCACGGGCTTCCCCTACCTTTGCAAAGGAAAAATCAAAGCAGCCCTGACGCTGGAGAGTTCTCAGAAAAATGTTATGACAACAATCAGACGTCGCCAACGTAGTGCGGCAGCATGGAATAATGAGCAAGCATCAGGAAATGGAAATCAATGCCAGCACGGAAAACGAAAGGAGTGAGTAATGAGGCATGAGAGCAGAGCACCAAGCGCAGACACGCCCAAGGGCAGCAGACCTGACCTGCATGGTCGAAGAAGTAGCAAGGGCAAACCCGAAGAAAATGTGATGGAACGGATGTTATCCTCGGTGGGACGATGAAGTAAGGTGAGGGAACAAATGGGTTGTCACGCTTTGCAGTATATATATTGAAGCACGGAATGCCTACAGCACAAAGCGCCATACCATAAAAAAGACAGGCCATCGTCTCACGACGCAGACCTGCCGGGTAATTTACGTTTAATTATTTAATCCGAGTCACAGAACGCTTTCAGGACATGTACATTAAAGATTCAGTTCAACTGTTAGGGTACTCGTTCGTCTGACTGCCACGCCCCCAGGCAACAGGATAACGCTCCACGCCAATGCAGAGGGTGTCGAAAGCATCAGAGCCATCGGTGCGGGCCTCCAGGCGGTCTTCCTCCGTCTCTGCGAGTTTCTCGCCCGATTTATCCTTCTTTCCGTTACGCACACCTGCCGACTGTATGGAGATGAGCAGATCAGGGTTGTTGTCACGGTTGATGAGTACCTGATGCTGGGCGCGTCCCTGGAACATACGGTTGATCAGCTCGTTTTTCTTGATATGGTCCCAAGGATTGCCGATATATTTTTCACGGACGGCCCACTGATGACGGCGGAACATGCTCTTGATGATCGCGGCGAAGCTCTGCCCCCTTGACGACGCATATTCCTGCCCGAGGAACGTGGAATCGTAGTAGAAGATGACGCGATGGGTGCGATGGTAATAGTAGTATTCCATGAAGTCCTCGCACAGTTCCTCCAGTTTGCGGTCGTACTTGACAAAGAACGATTTCAGGACACGGAGTTTACCGTCATCGCCCACCTGGCCGCACACGAGCCAGTTGATGAGCGCGTTCGCATCAAAGGCAATGATAATCGGTTTGTCCGCCTCCAGATCGCCGTCGGTGCGACAGTCATTGGGGATGCCACCTTCATTATTGAGGGCTTCCAGCTGGAGCACGGAGTTATTCGGTGCCGTATAGAGGTTCACCGACTCGCGCATACCGCCATAGAAACCGTCGAGGGAGATGCCCACACGGATGCACATGATGGACGTCATGAAGGTAAGCAGAGGCAGTTCACGCTTCATGCGCTTGACGAACTCAGGCCCCAATAC